TGGCTTGCCACCCCTCTGTTTTTTTAAACATGAGTTTTGAAAACGACCAAAAAACGCCAGATTCCGAACCAGCCGGTTCACGGCGCGCTCCGGGGCGACCCAAAAAAGAAAGGCCGCCGCTCGACGTGGAGGGAATCCCCGACGCGAGCTTCGAGCAGACGATCGAGAAGCATGAGCGCCTGGTCGTGCTCTCGCGTGAGAAGTACGAACGGCTGCTCAGGGCCGGTGATGCCGAGGCTCGCTACGCCCAGGTCACTTACAACCAGAGCCTGAAGCAAGCGGTCGCCCTGCGAGAAGAGGCCGAGCGTCGGAGCGTGTTCGCCCGTGAGCACATCAAGGCGGTGGAAGCGCGTGAGGCGATGTTGCGTCTGGCTGGCCTGATCGTCGAGCGACTGGACGCGCTGGGTTCGGAGTGCGGTGAGAACTGCAACCCGAAGGACCCGATCAAGGCCATCGGCGTGCTGACAGATTGGGCGCGAGAGACCCGCGAGAAGGTGGCCCGAGTGTCGGGCGTGTTCGAGGAGCCTAAGCCGTGAACGCCGAAGACCTGTTCCAGGAGGGCTTGGCGGTGGTCAGGCCGTCGGCGTTGTCCGACCCGGTCGCGTACCTGAAGGAGAACGTGAAGAAGATTCCTGCTGGCGTGTTCGACGGCGGGTATAATCCGAAGCGTTGGCCGTGGATCGCGGAGGCCATCCGCATCTTCAACCAGCCGACGACGTCGCGGATGTTCATGCCGTGGGCCATCGGTTGCGGCAAGACGCTGACCTTGAAACTGAACGCGGCATACCTGATGGCGAACCGGCGTGCGTCGATGGCCATCTACCTCGACTCGCAGGACAAGGCCAAGGGGTTCACGCTTAACGAGCTGCGGCCCCTTTTCGACCAGGTGCCTGACATCCGGGCGCAGATGAGCGCCGACGACAACGACAAGTCCGGCACATTGCGGTTCGCGGACGGGTCTTTGATTCATAACCGCTCGGCCTCGACCGAGAAGCACCTGCAGTCCCTGCACGTCCGCTACGTCTTCGGCTCGGAAGCGTGGCAGTGGCCGAACGGCGCCATCGCCATGAGCCTGAGCCGACTGAAGGCGGCGGCGTTCGCGAGCAAGGCGATCTACGAGAGCCAGCCAGGGAACGTCGAAGGACAGGGCGCTGAGTTCTGGAAGTTCTACCTGATGACCGACCAGCGGGAGTGGATGTTCGTCTGCCCTAACGAAGCGTGCCGCCATAGGCAGCCATGGCTATGGGACTTTGTGAGGTTTCCAGAAGGGGCAAAGATGACTGACGGCTGGGACCTTGAGGCCGTGCAGAAGGGCACGACCTACGAGTGCTCGAAGTGCCGCGAGCGTTTCGAGGACAACGACGAAGTGCGGAGCATCTGCAACGAGGTCGAGCGCGGCGCCGGGTTCGAGCCTACGGCCAAGTCTGAGAAGGCCGGATACGTCGGCCTGCACGTCAACGCATTGGCATCGACGAGCTGGGGCTCGCTGGCCGTTGACATGATCAAGGCGAAGGAGGTCGCGGACGTCATCGGCGACCAGACCCCCCGCATCCTGTTTAAGCAGCAGTACCTCGCGCTGCCTTGGAGCGACGACCAGGGCTCGATGGTGGTGAGCCTTGAGTCGTCCGACTACGCCATGTCCGACCCTTGGGACGCGGTCTGTTACATCGGGCCTCGCGGTCAGATCGTGGACAAGGCCGACGCGCCGGAAGGTTCGGTCAAGTTCCAGACCCTGCAGGTGGACTGCCAAGGCGACCACTTCTGGACAGTCGTGCGGCAGTGGGCTCGCACCGGGCATAGCCGCCTCGTCCACTTCGGGAAGGTCGGGAGCACTGACGGCCTGACGGAGTGGAGCGGGCTTGATGCTCTGGCGGCCAAGCATGGCGTCCACCCTCAGCTTGTCATGGTGGACTCCGGCGACGGCAAGTCCACGCAGGAGGTCTACAAGCAGTGCGCGATCCGTGGCTGGTACTGCGCCAAGGGTTCGGGCCAGGAGTATTTCAACGTCAAGACGAAGTCGGGCGACACTGTCCGTCGGTTCTACAACACGCCGACCGCCATCCATGTCCCTGGCATCCGCACGCCGACGGCGCTGGTGGTCTGGTCGAATCTGGCAGGCAAGGACCTGTTCGCGGGCATGAAAGCGAGGAAGGTCTTCTCGTATGCCCGAGACGCCGACCCCTCCTACATCGAGCAGCTCAACTCGGAGGTCCGCGTAAAGGAAGCGGGCAAGGCAATCTGGAAGCGGAGGCAGGGCGTCCGCGACAACCACGCTTTCGACTGCGAGCTTCTCGGGATGCTGATCGCGGCCCGCTGGGGTCTGCTCGGTCGGGACGAGACGCAAACCTTACCCGCCCCGCAATAAGTATATGCTCGGCATCTACGTAGGCGTACCAGAAGACGTGCTGCTGCAATACAAGCAGGAGGCACTGGCCGACCTCGGCAAGGCCGTCACCTCGTACTCTGACTCCGGGACGAGTGTGAACAAGACGTTCGGAATGCCCGCCCCCCAGCGGATTCAGGAGATTAACTATGCTTTGTCCCGTATCGACAGTCGCAAGTATGGCGGTGCCCATACCTCCGTGCAGATTAACTGGGATACGCGGGTTGACCTCTGATGCGCAAGAAACCCACCCCAACGACCAAGGCACCGAAGAAGGGAGCGTCCGCTTCCTACTCTCAGTTCGCCAGCACGACCCAGTCGGGCGCGCGGCGTATGCTGTTTATCGGCGCGGTCAACGACCAGCGCAAGGAGGTCACGTCCGCCACGCGTCAGGCCATGGTGGCCAAGTCACGCTGGGCGGTCCGCAACAGCCCGATCTATAAGCAGTGCGTCGATGAAGCCGTCCTGGTCTCCGTCGGCGACGGCCTCGTCGTGCAGTCCAACGCCCGCGACCCCAAGGTGGCGGTGGCGCATCAGAACTACTTTCGCGACTGGACTGTCCGTTGCGACCTGACGAACCGCTACAACCTCGGCCAGATTCAGGCCATGTGGATGTCCGGCGCGCTCATCGACGGCGACTCGTTCGGCATCCTGACCAACGACCCGAAGACCGGCGTCCCGAAACTGCAAGTCCTCGAGAGTCATCGAGTGGGGTCTCCGTCCGATAAGTTTGACCCTAACAACGTGGACGGCGCGTACCTCGGAACCTACGGCGAGATTACCGGCTGGAACGTCTACACCGACGGCGACAAGAAGGACCGCTACGTCCCCGTGCAGTCCATGCTGCAGGTGATGGAGTTCGAGCGCCCGTCCGCCGTTCGCGGATACCCCGTCCTGCAGTCTAGCCTCAACTCGGTCCAGGACCAACTCGAAGTGTTCGAGCTCGAGAAACGCGCACTGCGCACGTCGAGTGACCATACTCTAATCCTGCAGAAGCGTGGCGGTGTCCTGCAAGACGACCCGGCTTCCAAGTTCTCCGGCGACTACAACTCTTGCGACAAGATCGCCAGCCAGATGGGCGGCAAGCTGCTCGTCGTCGATACGGACGAGGACCTGAAGGAACTCGTCTCCAATCGCCCCTCTCCGGCTTGGATGGGCATGATGACCGCCATCGAGCGCGACATCGTCCGCCTTCTCCCTTACGAGTACCAGGTTGACCCTTCCAAGATTGGCGGCGCCTCTGTTCGCCTCGTTGCCAGCAAGGTCTCCCGTTGGGCGGCCAAGTGGCAGAGCATCCTCATCGACAACCTCGACCGCGTCTACGACTACGTCATCGCGGACGCCATCGCCAAGGGCAAGGTGCCGGACGACCCGGACTTCAACCGCAAGTCTTGGATCACGCCCCGCGATATCACTGTGGACGCTGGCCGCGAAGCCTCGCAGGACCGCGCCGACCTGCAGATGGGTCTGACGACCGCGCAGGCCATCCTCGGAAAGAAGGGCATGACCTACGACGAGGTGCTCGAACAGCGAGCCGTCGAGATGGAGAAGCTCGTCCAGAAGTCCAAGGAGCGCAACCTCCCGCTTTGGATGCTTTACCAGTCCGCCTTCAACTGGCTGCAGCAGGGTCAGGCTAACAGCCAGACGCCTGACGCGGTCGCCGACAACCTCGACCTTCCTCCTCCCCCCGAACCCTCTACCAAATGAAGTGCTTATTGAACGGATTGTCGGGCCGAGAGCCCATGCTTTGCGACCCTATCAAGGCCGCCAACCACATGAAGTACGCCGAGAAGTACGGCGTCGTGGACGGCGTGCTCGATATGTTCTTCAACCCGGTCGTGAAGCCTTACATCACGCAGGGCGGCACGGCGGTCATCCCGCTCCAGGGTTTCCTAGGGGTCGGCCTCACCAAGTGGGAGAAGATGACCGGCGCCATGGACATGGCCGAGGTCGGCGACCAGATCGACGAGATGCTGGCCAACCCTGCGGTCAAGCGCGTCGCCTTCGAGGTCGATTCCCCTGGCGGCACTGTCGTCGGCACGCCCGAGCTCGCCGACAAGATCGCGAGCATCCCGCTGCCGACGATGTCCTATGCCAAGAAGCTTATGGCCTCCGGGGCCTATTACACCGGAAGTCAGAGCGACTACGTGATCGCCAGCCCGTCCGCGATGGTGGGTTCGATTGGCGTGATCAGCGTGGACGAGTCCTATGACGAAGCCTTCAAGAACATGGGCCTCAAGGTCGAGGTGTTCCGTGCGGGCAAATACAAGGCGCCGAACATCGCAGGCGAAGGCTATACCGACGATATGCGCGAGATGGAGCAGAAGTCCGTCGAAGCCATGCACGAGGAGTTCAAGGAGACCGTCCTGCGCAAGCGTTCGCTCGCCCGCCGTGAGGACATGGAAGGCCAGGTCTTCACCGGCCGCGAAGCCGCCGCCAAGGACCTCGTCACCGGGCTGGCCTCGTCCTTCGCCGAAGCCCTCGCGGCTTTCGAGCAAGTCGCCTAACCTTACCCGCTACGCAATAGTATATGACCATCGAAGAACGCTTCAAGGCCGCCGAGGCCGCTGTCGTCTCCCTCACCGCCGAACGCGACGACCTGCGCAAGACTGTCGAAGCCTCCGTCGTCAACGTCTCCGCCGAACTCGACCAGGCTAAGGTCGAGGCCGCCGCGCGCGAGCAGAAGATTCAGGAACTGGAAGCCGCTCTCGCCGAGGCCAACGCCAAGGTCGCCGAGCTCGAAGCCTCCAAGGCCACCGCCTCCGTCGAGGCCGCCAACATCCTCGCCGCCTCCGGTGTCGAGCCTGTCGCCGCCCCGGTCGCCGCCGCCGCCGTCGGTTCCATCCACGAGCAGTACGCCGCGATGCCTGCCGGTCCTGAGCGCCGCGCCTTCCTCAAGAAGCACAAGGCCGTCCTCTTCTCCAAATAATTTCATCTCTCACCCACTAATACACACCTATGGCTAACACCATCAACCGCGCTCTGATCGTCGATACCGTCGCCGAGCTCAGCCTCACCAACCTCTCGAACCGCCTCGCCGCCCTCGGTAACTTCGCCTCCGACTTCTCCTCGGACGTGAAGCGCCCGAAGGACGTCGTCCAGGTGGCTCTCTCCACCGCTGGCAGCGCCACGCTGACCAACCCGACCAGCTTCAACAGCATCGGCGACAGCACGCTCGGCGCCACCGCCGTGACGCTCAACCACCTGTACCAGCCCTTCGGTCTCGCCTACGCCGACATCCAGAACGGCATCAAGCTCGAGAAGATTCTTAAGATCAACATGGACAAGCTGGCCGACTCCATCTGGGCCGCCGCTACCGCTCCGATCACCGTCGCCAACTTCGGCGCCGCCACGGTCACCGCCGCTGACTCCGCCGTCACCCCTGGCTCCTCCCAGCTGAAGGCTCTCTGGGCTGGCGTCTCGAAGGCCGGTCGCAAGACCCTCATCGTGAACCCGGGCATCTACTCCCAGCTCATCCCGACCTCGACGACCTCCCTCCCGCTCTCCGCTGGCGCCTACGGCTTTGACGGTGGCGTGTTCTACGCTTCCCAGTTCCCCTCCGAACTGAAGCTGGCCGGTTTCGCGGTTTCCAGCGAAGCCTTGGCGATGGCCTCCGCTGCCCCGGACCTCGACTCCGTCGGCAACGACTTCCTCGTCCGCGAAGTGGTCCCGATCGAAGGTCTCGGCATCTCGGTCTACTACAACGTCTGGGCTGACAAGAGCACCCGCAACCTCATCGGCTCAATGGAACTGATGTTCGGTGCGAACAAGGCGATCACGACTGGTACGCTCGCCTCGGTCTACAACCCCTAATCGGGGCTGAGTCCTTAAACAGCCCCCAGAGATGGGGGCTTTTTTGTATCCCTAATTTCCCACCCACCCTATGTCCCTCTACGGTTCTACCTTTAACTCCGACTATCAATCCATCCTGGCAGACATCGGCGTCCCGGCTACGGTCGGGGGCAACCTGTTCCTCGTCGGGCTGTCCACCCCTATGGACACCCCCAAGTTCGACGCTGGCGGCTTCACCGAGCAGAAGATGTGGACGGTGCGTTTCGCCGCCGCTACGGCCCCTTGGACGGCTTCTGATGGCCGGGTCGGGGGTCAGGTCGCAACCATCGCCTCGGGCGTCCCTATCGCCGCCCTGGGCACGGGTAAGAAACTGACTGTGAATGGTCAGGTCCTCCGGGTCAAAGGCCAGTCCTATAAGCAGACCAGCGCCGTCATCGAGCTGCAGTGCATCGACGATAACCAGTAATGGCCCTGAAGGTCCGCATCGAACCTGCCAGCCTCGCCGACTTCAACGCGGCGATCAGGCACTTCGTTGACGAGCTGAAGTTCGACATGGAGACCGTCAACCGCCAGCAGATGAGGCTGATGTGCCGGGACGCCATGACCTTCACCCCCCCTATGCCCAAGGGCGGGGGCCGTGGCCTGAGCAGCGCCGCCCATAAGGCGGGCATGAACAAGCTGGGGAATGACGTTAAGCGCATCTTTATCGCCGCCGACGAACCCCGCAAGGCCATGCCGGTGATGCTCCGCCAGATCATCAACTCGGTCAGGGCGGGAGACCAGGAGAACTTCCGTGCCATCTATGACAAGGTGACGGCTGCGAAGATTCGCAACCTGAGCCCGGTCATGCGCAAGATCATGGAAGACACCAGCTTCACGCGGGCGTTTGCCAAGGCCCAGAACTACCTGAACAAGGCCAACATCTACGGACAGGTCAAACAGGTGGCCGGATTCACCACCGACCTTCGAGGCATCCACGACCGCTACAAAGGAGCCGTCAATGGACGCTGGCCTAAGAACGCTCCAATCGGCGGGCCTCAATACTTCGTCGATAGCATGGCCACGCTGGAAGCCTACATCGCCAACCGACAACTCAAGGTCGGTCGCGTCAAGGCCGGGTGGGCGCAGTTGTTGTCCATGGTGCCGATGCCTGTGAACAAGAAAGGCGTTGCGATTAATTCCGGCTCATACAAGGCTCCTTGGGTGGACGCTAACAAGGCGGGGAACCGTGGCATCTTCCAAACAAGCAGGAGCGGAAACCGCATCGGCATGAGCGTCACTAACCTGATTGGCAACATCAACAACATCTCCAACGAGGCCGGGACCGAGAACATCGTCTACGGCAACCGCGTGAAACAGATCCGCGCCGCCGTTCAGGAATATTTTTTCCCAACGATTAAAAAAGCCAACCGCCGCCGCCGCTAACACTTTATGCCTGGAACCAAATCCGCCCGTCACATCGTGGAAGCCGCCCTGGCTGCCCACCTCTCCGCCCAGACCGAACTGGCCGGGGTGTCCTTCTATACCGGCGACTCCGCCGATACCAACGTCCTGCCGAAGTGCATCGTCCTCTGCGACTCTGCCCGCCTGCCTACGGACCTTACGCAGGGCTTAGGCAACTACTCCTGCTCCGTCCGCGTCACCCTGTTCGACTCCGCCGACGACGTCACGCTGACCGCTCATCGTGCCCGTTGCGCCGCGATCGCCGGAGCCATGCAGGACCTTACGGCCATCAAGGCCGTGTTCGTCACCGGGGGCGATGCAGCCTGCTACGACGTCACCCCCCTGTCCGAGGACGAAGGGGTCAACGAGCGCTCCTGGGCGTCGGCCTTGGCCTACGATGTTCTGGTGGTCGTGAACCCCGAAGGCTAACCTTACCTTACCCGCAATAGTTATATGGCAGCTATCGTCAAAGGGGTCACCGCAATCTATGGCGTCG